GCGCACATCTTCCCCAAGGCAGACCCCAGCGTCTGCGCGGCGCTGAACACCACGTTGGAGGACTACCGCATCAACACCGTGAACCGCATTGCGGCCTTTCTGGCGCAAGTGGGGCACGAATCGGCGGACCTCACGCGGCTGGTGGAGAACCTCAACTACAGCGCCGAAGGGTTGGCCAGTACGTGGCCGAGTCGATACCGAGGGCCAGATAAGAAGCCCAACGCGCTGGCCAAGAAACTGGCGCGCAACCCCGAGGCCATCGCGAACAACTGCTACGCCCGGCGCATGGGCAATGGCAACGAGGCGTCCGGCGACGGCTGGCGGTATCGCGGACGCGGCGCGCTGATGAACACCGGCAAGACCAATTATGCCGACACGGGCCGGGCCATCGGTCTGGACCTGCTCGCGGACCCGGACCTGCTCGCCAGTGAACAAGTGGCATTGGAAGCGGCGGGCTGGTTCTGGAGCCGCTACGCGCTCAACGAAAAAGTGGATCGCGGCGACTTCAAGGGCACCACACAAACCATCAACGGCGGACAGATCGGGGCCGAAGACCGGCAAGCCCGTTATGACCGGCTGGTGACTTACCTGGGAAAGACGACATGAGCCTAGTACGTGAATGGAAACAAGCGCACCGCATCACCAGCGTGCAGGTGGGTGCCGCTATCGCCGTATTAGGCTGCGCGGATCAGTGGCTGCCCATGGTGCAGGGCTTTATCGCGCCGTGGATGTTCGGCCTGCTCGGCGCGTGTGGCGTGATCGCCCGGCTGGTGGTGCAGCCGAAACTCGCGGAGCGGGTGAAGACGGACCGTGCTATTAAGTAGATACGTAAATACTTACCGGGCAGGCCAATGAGCACACCAGCACAGGTCAAGGCAGCGCAACAGGCGGCGGACCGCGAAGTGGCGGACTACGAGCGCAAGCTGTTTGCGGCGAAACGGCTGCTGACGCTGCGCGCCTGTCAGGACGATTTTCTGACCTACACGCAGCTGTCCATGCCGGACCCGCTGGACCCGGACAACCCGCTGGCCAGCCGCTACGACGCGCACAAGATCCACCGTTTTCTGTGTGACAAGCTGATGGCCGTCGAGCGCGGCGAGATTCTGCGCCTGATCGTTTGCATGCAGCCGCGTGTGGGCAAGTCGGAGCTGGTGAGTCGAAAGTTCCCAACGTGGTTCACCGGGCGCGACCCGTACCGGCAAACCATCGTCACCAGCTACGGCGACGATCTGGCCACGGAGTTTGGCCGTGAGTGCCGCCACATCATGCGCGGGGCGTTCTTCCAGCAAGTATTCCCCGGAATCAGCTTACGTCGCGGTAACGCAGCGGCGGACCGCATACAGACCAATTCCGGCGGGGTTCTCACCTTCGCAGGGCGTGCGGCGGGCCTGACAGGTAAGGGTGCAGATCTACTAATTATCGATGACATTTTGAAAAATTCGGAGGAAGCGCGCAGCAAGATCATTCGCGATCAAATCTGGACGTGGTTCTCCCAGGTGGCGATGACTCGACTCATGGGCGTGCAGGGCCGCGTGGTGATTTGCATGACCCGTTGGCATGAGGACGATCTGGTGGGGCGGCTGACCAATCCGCGCAACAGCTACTACGACCCCGAAGAAGCCAAGAAGTGGACCGTCATCAACATCCCGGCCTTTGCCGAGGACAACGACCCAATAGGCCGCGAGCCGGGGGAAATCCTCTGGCCCGAGCGCACCCCGCAAGTGTTTCTGGAATCGATGCGCCGCCTCGACCCGTCCGGCTTTAGCGCCCAATACATGGGGCGCCCTTCGCCGCCCGAGGGCAATCTGTTCAAGCGCAAGAACATCCAGAGCTATCAGCCGCACCAGCTGCCGCGCAACTTGCGCTATTACGCCGCCAGTGACCACGCGGTGAGCTTGCTGGCCAACCGCGACCCGTCCTGTATCGGCGTGGTCGGTGTGGACGCGGACGACAACATCTGGATTCTGCCGGACCTGATCTGGCGTCAGCTCGACGCCGAGCAACAGGTGGAGGGCATGCTCGACCTGATGCAGCGCTACAAGCCGCTGCTGTGGACGGCAGAGCGTGGGCACATATCGCTGTCCCTCGGACCGTTCTTGCGCAAGCGCATGCACGAAACCAAGACCTATATCAGCATCGACGAGCGCGTGCCCAGCAAGGACAAGCAGACCCGCGCGCAAGCCATTGCGGGCCGCTTCTCGATGAACAAGGTGTTTCTGCCGAAGTTCGCACCCTGGTACGAGGACGCGGTGGACGAACTGCTGAATTTCCCCAACGGCGTACACGATGACTTCGTGGACTTCTGCGCGCTGGTGGGCCTGTCCCTCGACACCCTGAACAAACCCAACACGTCCGTGCCTGCCGCCAAGCCCGCCCCGTCCGGCTCGATCCAGTGGATCTTGCAGAGCGCGGAACGCTTGCGCCGTCAGACCGCAGCCGGTGGCGACCGTTACCTACACTGATGAGTATTCACGTAAATACTTAGGAATTGGACATGGCCAACTTTGAAGACCAACCACTGCCGGGGGAGACAACCCCGCCTCCCCCTCAACCGGAGGAAGGCGGCACACCGCCCGCGTCCGCCGGTCCGGCGGGGGGTGCGCCGGACGAAGCGCAGCGCGCTTTGGTGCGCCAGTGGATGGCAAAAATCAAGAAGGCCAAAAGCCGCTGGGCGCCCGTGTTCAAGCGCATGCGTGACGACATGGCCTTTTCCCAAGGCAAACAGTGGCCGCAGATGCAGGAAGAAGACACCCGCTATGTGTGCAACATCACGCTGCGCCAAGTGAACCAGAAGGTGGCCGGGCTCTACGCGAAAAACCCCACGACGATTGCCACGCGCCGCAAGACGCTGGACTTCAAGCTGTGGGACGGCAACATGAGCACGATCCAGCAGGCGCAGCAGGCGATGTCCGCCGTCGATCCCACGACCGGACTGCCGCTGCCGATTCCGCCCGAGGCCATGGCCATGGCGCAGGCGTTCATGGCGGACGTGCAGCAGGGCATGGAACGCCGCCGCATGGCGGACAAGATCGGCAAGACCCTCGAAATCGTCTACGAGTACCAAGTCAACGAGCAGCAAATCCCGTTCAAGACCAGCATGAAACAGCTGGTGCGCCGCGTGGTGGTCACAGGCGTGGGCTATTGCAAAGTCGGGTATCACCGCCTGATGCAGAAACAGCCCGGCGACGTGGAGCGCGTGACCGACGTAACGCAACCGGCACGCCGCGCCGAGCGCATCAACTTGGACCTGCAAGCCAACAAGATCGACAAGGACAGCCCGCAGGCCGCTGAGTTGCTGGCCATGGCGTCCGCGATTCAGGATCAGACCCAGGTGCTGGTCAAGGAAGGGCTCGACTTTGAATTCCCCAGCGCCACGACGTTGATCGTTGATCCGTGCTGCCGCCAGCTGGTGGGGTTTGTGGGCGCGCGGTGGGTGGCGCAGGAATACATGCTGACCCCGGACGACGTGAAAGAGATCTATGGCATCGATGTCGGCCAGAACTACACCGGCTACACGTCCGGCGGACAGAATGCGCAAACCCAGCAATTGATTTATGGCACCGAGAGCAAGCGCGCCGAGGGGACGCAGTGCGCTGTTTACGAGCTATACGACAAGTCCACCGGCATGAGCATGACGGTATGCGAGGGCTACCCGGACTTTCTTATCAGCCCAGCGGTGCCGCCTCTTCAGATTGAAACCTTCTGGCCGTGGTTCGTGCTGGTGTTCAACGCGACCGAGGACGAGGAATGTATTTTCCCGCCGTCCGACGTGTACCTCATGCGCAACATGCAGGTGGACCACAACGTGGCCCGCCAGCGCTTGCGCGAGCACCGGGACGCGGCGCGTCCGAAACACGCGGTCGCGCGCGGACTGCTGGACGAGCCGGACAAACAGGCGCTCACCGGTTCGTCCGCGCACACGCTGGTGGAACTCAACGGACTACCACCTGGCACGCCAATAGACAGCGTGTTGCAGCGCGTGCCGTACTCGCCCATCGATCCGGCGCTGTACGATGTGAATTCGTCCATGGAGGACGTGCTCAAGGCTGTGGGCGCGCAGGAAGCGAATCTAGGCGGTACATCGAGCGCGACGGCCACCGAGTCGTCTATCGCGGAATCGTCGCGTATGACCTCACAGGGGAGCAACGCGGACGATCTGGACGACTTCCTCACGGCCATCGCGCAGGCGGCAAGCCATATCCTGCTCAACGAGCTGTCGCCGGAAACCGCTACCGAAATCGCCGGTCCGGGCGCATTGTGGCCGGACCTGAGCCGCGAACAGGTTGCCCAGGACTTGACGCTGACGGTCCGCGCAGGCTCCAGCGGACGACCCAACAAGGCCGCAGAAATCCAGAACATGCAGCAGATCGCGCCGTTCTTGCTACAGGTGCCCGGCGTGCGCCCTGACTGGATAGCGTCCCAATTAATTCAGCGTTTGGATGATCGCGTGGACATGACGGACGCCTTCGCGGAGTCCCTGCCAAGCGTCATGCAGATGAACCAGCCACCGCAAGGCGCGGGGGCCATGCAGCCGGGTGGAGGGCCAACCCCACCCGACCAGCAAGGCCCGCAGGGTGCGAACAACAACCAGCGTCCGCCGCAGGCCGGACCGAGCACCGGACCGGGCGCGACCAGTCAAGGCGGACAGCCGCCGACAACGCCGGGTAACGTGGTGCAGATGGGGCAAGGGCAGGGATGACGTTCTGGCGGGCGGTGTTTTTAGCGGCGGTGCTTCTTGGCTTTGTGCTGGGGTGCGGGTTCGCGCTGGTTGCGCTGCACTCGGCGTTCTTCTTCGGCGTTCTCACACCGCCTGCACAGCCGGGGAAAGCCCACGCCGTGCAGCACACCCGCTACCACTTCCTCGGTGAAGAACTCCAGGCACTCGGCACAGGCGTGCCCCTCAGCGACGAAATCCTCGTAGAAACTCATCAAGCTGCTCCTGGGATAAATTAACGTCCGGTCCGCCGAGTGTGGGCAAGGCGGGCCGGACGGTCGCTTTCGCAGGCAAGCCCAGCCAAAGCAACAAAGACAGACTAGCAGTAAGCAGAAAGCCCATAACCACTGTCGGGGCCATGGGCTTTCTGTCCCCATTATACCGATGGGGGCGGTTGGGAAACTGACACTACTCAGAATCCCGATCCCAAGGGGAAACGCTAGAACTTCGATGCAACAACCTATTTTCAACCACCAACCTAAAGCACGGTGTCCGACTTCCGACGCGATAGGGACTTGCAGGCGTAAGTATGCACTTAAATACTGCCGTGTCAAAACCAATGCTACAGTTTGTCGTATACAGCACAGGCCCGGACAGGGTGCGGTGATGCGCAGCAGCGCCGTGCCATGGCTGGGCGGACAAGCGAAGCGCGTCAGTCTTTTCGCTCTTTTGGCACCTGTTTTTACTCCCTAAGATAATAATAGATAGGGAGAGCCAAGCGGGCCGTGGCCTAGCGGGGAGTTTTGTACCCTCCAGCGAGTACACCGTGTACCCTCCAGCGAGTACACCGCGTAACCCCTAGAGGGTACACTTCGGAAATTTGCTTGTACCTGCCAAACAGGTACACTGTCGCAGTAATTGGGCGTGCGAACGTACCATAAAACAAGGTACAAAAAGGGGTAAAACATGCGCGGAAACAAACGGATCATTCAACAAACGGTAGTCAGCCACATCGACGCCGCTGGCGTGATCGAGGAATCTACCAGCACAAACGTCTTTCAGCTCCAACAGGAGCCCCCCTACGTGAAACTCTATCTCGATGATATTTGCGCGGTGAATGAAGTTCCTGACGCCGCGCGTAAGCTGCTGCACCACTTGCTAAAACGCCTTGGCTGGGATGGTTACATAACGCTCTCGCCACGCTCCCGCAAAGAAATGGCGGCGCAGCTTGGGTGGGCAGACCAGACCTTTCGCAACCGGCTGGCTTTGCTCTGCAAAAGTGGCCTGATCGCAAATCACGGACAGAACGAGTACATGGCCAACCCGACCTATTTCGCGCGTGGTGAGTGGAAGGCGATCATTGCGCAGCGCAAGGCTTTCGAGCTGACCATTACCTACAATGCGGCAGGCAAGACCGTCAGCACACGCGGTGTGGCGGACACGTCCGTGAAGAAACCCAAGGCAGGACCGACGCCGGACATGTTCGGGGACGATTAATGACCTAACCCAGCTCAAATTTGGGAGCTATCGCGCAAAAATGAGCTGGGTTAGGTCAGAACCGAGCCCCGCGACTGACAGCTAAGTCGCGCAGGTGCTCGATGGCTGCCCAAAAGTAAACCGCGCGTTCGCTGACTTGCAGCCACTCGTCCACGGAAATGGTCTGAGTGGCGCAGAACGCGCCGTCCGCCGTCCGCCATTCCAGCGTCAGCGCAAAGAAGCCTTTGCGGCGGACGGCGGACCACTTCGCCGGGTAGCGGCGCGGACGGGGCAAGCGTAGTACCTTGCCCATCAGTCAAATTTCTTCATGGCGGCTTTCACGCGCTCGCCCTGGGCTTCGGTGAGCTGGCGGACGTGCAACACGCCGCCCTCTTTCGAGTTGTCGAGGAAGCTGCCGTAGAACGGGTGGTCAGGCGTTCCGCCGTTGGCCCAGGCACGGATCGCGTCGGTGATGTATTCGGTGGTATCGGCCTTGCTCATGCCGTTCAAGTCGATAATCTCAATCAACCACATGCTCATACGTGAAATCTCGTGGGGGTTGGTGGCCAATCGCTGCCACTTTTCACACAGCAGCGATTGGATCAGTCAGCTGTACAGCAGCGCTAGCAGATGTTCTTCGGGCACTTTGAAGCGCTCCGTGAACAGGTCCAACACGTTGATTCCTGCCGTCATCCAGCCGTCCACCTTGCCTAGAAAATCCAGTAGTTGGCCGGTGGCTTGCTCCCTCGTTACGCCACTTTGTCGCATCACTGCCGCTACAGCTTGGTCTAGCGGTAACTCGTCCATCGTCGTTGCCTCGCTTGGGCCACTCAAACAGAAACCAGCATAGCCACGAAAACCTCTTGTTGCGGGGTTTTCGCAAAGGTCTACACTGTGCCTCAAACAGTATTTACTTAAATACTTATGCGAGGCGTGAAATGTCAGATTCGCCACTGGACCCCGTAGACGTAGGGCAAGACAACGCAGCGGACCCGTCACCCGCAGATTCGGCAAGCCCCGCCGAGTCAGCCGCCGTTACCGACGTACAACCCGTAGAACAGACAGAAGCCGAGAAAGACGCGGAATTCCTTGCGGTCGCGCACAAGGCGGCAGATGAGGCGAAGCCCAAAGCGGCAGAGCCCGAGACTGATCCAACGGACACGCCGAAAGCGGACGGCGCGGACAAAGCCAAACCCGAAACGAAAGTGGAAACCCCAGCTGAGCCAGAAGTCGAAGACGAAGGCGAGGACCGGGGCGAAGGGTTCGGCAAACACCCGCGCTGGAAGGCAATGGTTGCGGCACGGAACGAGTATCGCCAACAGGCGCAAGGCGCCACCCGCGAACTCGAAACGCTGCGCGCTCCAGCGAGCCAATACGGAATGATTGAGCAGTACATGGCCGAAAACCAGTTGAGCACGCAAGACGTGACGACCGGCTTCAAAGTCATGGCGCTGATGAAATCGGACCCGGCTGCCGCGCGGGAAGCGCTGTTAGACCAGTTGCACATGTTGAACCAGTTCCTGGGACACGCACTGCCGAAAGATCTGCAAGAGCAGGTCGATGAAGGCTACGTGACCGAGGACGTGGCCCGTGAGCTGGCGTTCCGTCGTAACAACGACGTTCGCTTGCAGCAGCAGCACCAACAGCTGACGGACCAACAACGGCAGCAACAGGAACAACAGCAAGTCCAGGCTGTACGCGGGCAGATGGCGCAAGCCGTGGCTTCGTGGGAAACGCAGATCCGGCAAGGCGATCCAGATTACGCGGCAAAAGAGCCTTTTGTGGTCCGTGAGCTTCAGGCGCTACAGACGCAATACCGCGTCGATACGCCAGAGCAAGCGGTGCAGCTGGCACGCATGGCCTATGACAATGTAACCAAAGGTTTGCGGGGCATGGTTAAACGCCCCGAAGTCCGCCAGAGCGTGGCCGGACAGCGGACCGCAAACAGTCAGAACGCCAAGCCCGAACCGCGCAATTTTGAGGAAGCTTGCTTGATAGCCGCAGGGTTTACACCGACCTAACTCTGCGAGGTTTTCATCATGGCGCTCACTCAAGCAGTGATCGACAACATTGCCAACGCGGCCATTGATTATGCATGGGAGAAGGGCAAAACCTTCGCTCAGCACATCACGGCCAAGCCGTTGCTCGATGCGTTCATGGGCAATAAAAAGACCTTTCCCGGCGGTAAGGGCGCGATCACGGTCCGTCCGATCTTCCAGACGTTTAGCTCGATTCAGGGCTTCAACTCGGACGATACCCTGACCTTCGTGAACCCTACGCCGATCAAGGTCGCCAGCTACAACTGGAAGATGCTCCACCTCGGTCTGACGATGACCACCGACGAATTGCTGCACGACGGCATTTCGATTGTGGACACCAACGGCGCACAGACCAGTGAACACAGCTCGCGCGACGTGACCATGCTGGCCAACATCCTCCAGACCAAACTGGAAGACGCCGCCGAAGGCTGGGCCGCTGGCTTCAACGACATCCTCTGGCGTGATGGTACGCAGAGCGCAAAAGTCTTTCCCGGCATTCCGTACTTTCTGGCGGACGATCCTACCGTCGGCATCGTCGGCGGTATCGACCGCGCGACCCAGCCGCTGTGGCGCAACTTGGCGCAGCTGGGGATCGTCTCCGACCCAGCTACCCAGGCACTGACCGTGGCGCTGCGCAAGTCCGTGCGCATGCTGACCAAATACGGCTCTCCCAAACTGAAAATCCTGTGTGGCTCGGCCTTCATGGACGCGCTTGAACTGGAATACGCCGCGAAGGGTGTTTACACCCAAACCGGGTTCTCCAGCGGCGGCGATATTGGCGTGGGCAAGCTGTCCCTGCTCGGCATCGGCACCTTCGAATATGACCCAACGCTGGATGCGGCGGGCAAGTCGAAGTATTGCTACATGATCGATATGAGCAAATTTAAGCTCATGCCAATCGAAGGCGAGGACATGAAAAAGCACTACCCTTCTCGTCCTTTCGACAAGATGGTGATTTACCGTTCTTGGACTTGGGCAGGTGGCTTAGCCGCTAAGCAGTTGAATACAAGCGCTGTTTTCACCGTCGCTTGAGTATGTACGTGGATACTCAAGTGGCAAAAGTGACAGGTCGTGAAACTGAGGGATCGCGACCTGTTACCTGTCAAATCTGACGCATTTGAGTATTCACGTAACTACTGACTGAGGGCTCCACCATGCAACATTGCTCCTGCATCGTTTACCTCGATGGCGACCGCAATTCGTCCGTGCATAAAGCGGACGTGACTGTGGCCGGAATCGCACTAC